TATGCGTCAAGTGAACCTGTAGACATGAAAACAACTACAGGTAATAAACCACTTATAGAAAATAATAAAAACGTATTCGAGCAAGATCCTGTGGATGCAGATGGATATGTTAAAAACATATCTCAGTCAGTATTCCAAAGATTACAACAACAAAAACTTATAAAACCAATACAAAAAGATGGTAAAACATTCTATGAAAACGTAATGTCAGGTGAAATGTATCAGCTTGCAACACCTCTACAAACCAACAACGTACAATCAGATATACCTAGCCAAGTAGAAACTGCACCTGGTTTTAATATAAATGACATACAAAATAGTTCACAAATACGTAGTGATGCAAGCACAGGATTAGGTGCAAAAGAAGGTGATTTTATTGCCATGAGTCCTACAGAAAAAAATAACGTAAAACAAAAACTTACAAGTATTTTAAAAGACGTAGATACAACAAAAATTCCACAAAATACAATACAAGAAATGTTGTTAGCAGTAGGGTTTAGTCCTAGAGAAGCAAGAATATTAGCAGCAGTAGCAATGGCAGAATCAAGAGGTGATGCTACTACAGATACAGTAAAGTCTGGTACAGATCCTAATAAAGAAAATGAGTTTTCTATAGGATTATTTCAGATTAATATGGAAGATAGATTTAAAGAGCAAAGGTTAAAATTATTTGGTATTAGTTCTATAGATGAATTGTATGATCCTATCGTCAATGTTATGGCAGCTAAAGCGGTATATGATGAACGTGGAGGAGGAGAAAAAGGATTAAAAGCATGGACAACATATGAATTTGGTAGATATAAAGAATTTTTATCTGACCGTACACCACCTGGCTAATGACAAACTCAAACCCAAACTTCAACCCTAATATAGACGAAACAGATTCAGCAGAATCTAATATACCTCCTATAGAAGAGTTAGTAGAAGAAAACAAACAAAATATAGAACTTAATAGTTTACAAACAGAAGGTACAGACCCTAAAGGTAAAGCTATAAAAAATAGAAGAGGTAGAACTATAGGATATGAAAACGATACAGAAGAAGGTTTTGATAAAGACGCATTTTTAGATTACAAAAACAACAACTATACAAATCCACAAATAGGTAGGTCTGTTGTAAGAAACAATGAGTCAGATGTTGAAAGAAGTGAGTTTAATCAAAAAGATTTATTTGCAGAATTTGAACAAAACATAAGACCTTTATCTATATTAGAAAAAACATTTCCTAGTAATTTACGTTTTCAATTAACACAAGAGGAAAGAAATAAATTTGCTGTAAGAAAAGAAGATGGAACTATAGATCATGCAGCTACAGATAGAAAATTTACAACTTTAGGAGAAAACAAATATGCGAGAGCATCAGTAGCAGGTGTAGCAAACATACCAAATGAGTTATATAAAATAGGTCGATATATAGGTGGAGACAGAACACCTGATAATTTATATGCACTACAGGATTTAGGGTTAGAACTAGAAGATGACAAAGATGATTTTGCTTATCAAACTACAAAATTTCTAGCAGGGTTTTTATTGCCATACGCAGGTCTAAGTAAGACAGGAAAGGTTCTTAGCGGTTGGAAAATGTTAAAAGGAGTAAATGGTCTAGGACTTGCTAACCCTGCCTTCAGATCTTTTGTAGCAGGTAGTGTTGCAGAAACTATAGCTATAGATGCTTATGACGAAAACTTTTTTAATTTTCTTATAGATATAGATACACCATATTTAGATTTTGCAAAACCATTATTTGAAGTTTTAGCTGCTGACGAAACAAGAACGGAAGATTTAGGTACAGCAAAATTAAGACAGTTTTTAGCAGGTGGTATTTTTGGTGAAGTTTTAGGTTATGGAGGATCTAAGGTTGCACAAAAACTTATATTAGAACCTATTGGTTATGGAGCCAGAGCAACAGGTAACGGTGCTTTATTTTTAGCAGATCAAGGTAGTCAAGTTATAAGAAGGACTATGGATGAATTTATGCCACCTACTATTTTAAGTAAGGAGCAAATAAAAAGTAGAACTATACAGTTATTAAAAGATATAAAAGCAAATCCAAAGCGTTTAGAATTTTTTAAAAAACAAATAGATATTCTTAATAACGCAAACGTTACTGAGACTGCTGGTTTCGTACCAAAAGAAATGGCAGATGAGATTACAGAATTAGATAGAGTTGCAAAAAGGGTAGAAGATTTAATTGTAAGAGGTGATCTTGTATATACAGAAGGTGCATTAGATTTTGAACCTGATGCTGATTCAATGGAATATTTTACACAAAAGATATTTCAAGAACTTAGTGAAGGAACATTAAATAATCAACGTTTAGATGATTTGTTAAGACAACAACCTTTACTAACTTTTAAACAAAGTAAAGAACAATCATTTACAAGAGTCTCAGAACGTATAGAAGGATTACGTAGCTATAGAGGTATAGAACGTACAGAAAGGTATCTTAATAATTTAGCTAGAGATAGAGTTATAGGCTTAGAAGAAGTAGACGAAATTAGAGATTTTCTTAATTTTATAGGTAGAGAAGCATTTGACGATATTGTTTTAGAGCAAGATGCAACTTTAAGTAGAGCAACTTTAGGTAATTATAATTTTAATAAGTCTCTTATAAAACTAAGAAATACAACTATTAAAGAAGGTCGTATGAGTGAAGTACTTATACATGAGTTGTGGCATAGTCTTAGTAGAAACTTACCTAAAAAGGAATTAAGAAAACTTACAGGAGAGTTTGCTAGAGCAAGAAACAAGTTTTTACAAGACCATGAAGCTGCAAAAAAAGCATTTATAGCAAAAACAAGTATTCAAGAAATGCAAGTTATAAAAAATTTAGAAGCATTTAATCAACCAGGTAGAATAACAAGTCCAGTAAAAGTAACAGAAGCAAACTTTAATAGACTTGCATCTAAGCATTACGATAAAGAATTTAAATTTGTAGGTGATAGTTATCAGTTTTTAAATATTGATGAGTTTTTTGCAGTTAATATGACAAAAATGTTTGAAGATTATGCACTTGAGTTAGAAACGTTAGCACCAAAAGGAACATTTAAATACATAACACAAATAGTTTCAGAAATGTTTAGAGATACATTGGCAAGTATTAGGTCTGTACTTGGATTAGAGCAAACAAAAAATATATTTAATATGTATAAGAGAAGAATGTTTAAGCAAAGACTTAGTAATTATCCTTTAGAGTTTCGTAACTTAGACAAAATGCCAACAGAGTTAGAAGCAACTCTTAATGCAAAAATGCCAGGAGATAAAGGATTTAAAAGACAAAGAATAAAAGCTAGATTTAACCGTAATTTATATGGTGATGGTCAAGAAATAACAATAGCTGAAAGGGTTGCAGATAATTTATTAGATCTAGATCCTAAAGCACCTTTTAGGATGACGCATGCAGAGACTATAGGTTATGCACATGGCGAGCTACCAGAACATGTATATAAGGATATAGTTGCTGCTGCTGGTGCAATGAATACAGGCAACCCTACAAAGAGGTTAAGAGTTAAATTATTAAGAGCCTTAAATCTACAAAAAGAGATTATAGGTAACATGAAAACTAACATACATGAGTTAGAAAAATATGCACTTACAGGATCACAAATACCACAAGAGATAATAGATGAAGTTGCTTTAGATTCTTATCGTTGGATAAAATTTAATACACCTACTAAGAAAGTTGTAAGTGAAGTTGCAGGTACTTTAGATGCAATAAAATTAGTAGGAAAAGAACCACCAGAAGGTGCTATATCTACAAAATTAGGAAGAAGAAAAAAAGATACTTTACCTAAAGGAAATATAAAAAATCAAGTTGCAGGTACATTAAAAAGAATAGAAGAAGAAGAGTTATTACCAAAACCAGAGGAGATAGCAAAAGCTATTAGTGACATGCAAACTAATGGTGATATAGAAGGTATATTGACATATGCAAGAAGAATGATGATACTTGCAGATGATCCTAAACAAGCTGGTCGATTTATAGCAAAAGCACCTCTAACACAGGCACTATTTAAAACTGGCAGTATTGCTAACGAATTGTTTATAAATAGTATTTTATCTGCACCAGAAACACAGATAGTAAATACTATAGGTTCTTTATTTAACGTTGCTCTTGCACCTGTAGATTTATTTTTAGGTAGTGGTATAGGTGATGCTGCACTAAAAGGTAGAGCTATAAAAGAGTTTACAGCAATGTTTTCTACCTTAGAACAGAGTTTTATATTAGCAGGTAAGGCTCTTAGAGGTGGAGAAAGTATTATAGATCCACATCATATGTTTGGTGTACAAGATGGGATGAGAGGTAGAGGTAGATATGCTATGCAGTTTGAAAACGAAATGAGTAATCCATTTATTGCAACTATTAATTTACTTGGTTCAGTTGCAAGATTACCTTCTAGATTTCTTATAGCAGGTGACGAACTTATAAAAAACGTTGCATTTAGAAGTCATGTAACAGGTGAATTTTATGAGCAAGCCTACAGGCAAGGTTTAAAGGGTGATGCTATGAAGAAATATATACAAGAAAAAACAAGTAGAGTATTTGATATTGTAGAAAAACATAAGTTTAGTGCAGATAAAAAGAACAAAGATATTTTAGAAGCATATTTAAGAGGTATAGATTTTGCACAGGACAAGACATTTACATCACAAATAGGTGGTAGTGGTATTACAGGTCTTGGTGGAGGTAAGTTTACAAATGATGTAGCAACAATAATGAAGCATCCAGTAATGAAACCTATAGCACCTTTTGTCACTACACCAGTAAATATAGGTAAGAGTGTTATTAGAAGAGCAGGTGTATCTATACCAGGTCAACCTAAAATGAACGCTAGTTTAGGAAGAATATTAGCTGAACATAATGACAGATTATTTAGTCCAGACATGGCTACAAGAATGAGAGCTAACGGAGAAAGTATTACAGGTGGTTTATTAATAGGATCATTTGTAACGTTAGCAGTAGCAGCAGATAATCCAGAAGCACCCATAGCTTTAGTAGGAGGTGGTACTACATTTAATACTGAGAAGCGTAGACAGACACAATTTGGATTTAGACAATTACCATATAGTTTTAGATTTTTAAAGAAAACAAACGGTATGTTTGGTGAAGTTGTAAGAAATGAAGATGGTAGTCCACAATATGTATATATAGATTTTATTTCTAGATTAGAACCTATAGCATCATTACTTATGCTTGCTTCTGACTTTGCAAATGTAAGTAAGTTTCAAGGTGAAGAAGATGATAGAAACCTAGCAGCTACATTACGTGTATTAGTAGGTAATAACTTAAGTAATAAATACTTTATACAAAGTGTAGGTAATTTATTTGATTTGATGAATAATCCTACCAGGTTAGAGTCCTGGTTAAGGCAACCTGCTAATTATATTGCAGCTATAGGTGCATATCCTATAGGTCTTAGAAAGAGTTTACGTAGGGCTAGAGGTGAAGATTGGACATCTACATTAGGTCAAGTTTATGAAAACGGTAAATTTATAGGTAAAGGTATGGGAATAGAAAAAGGTGAATTAGATCCACAAGAAATAAGTAAAGTAGATGCTGGTAATTATGAAGAAGATTTTATGATGGGTATGTTTGAAGGTAATGATTTAGGAAGCCTTAAAACAAAACGCAAACCATTTTTAATGAACTCATTAGACGTTTTAGGTACTATGGTTATGCACACAGTTAATAATGATTTAGCACCTAGATTAAATCCATTATCAGGCAAGCCATATAAAAACTTTGGCACAATACCTTTTGTTGGTGGTGTTAGATATAGCGAAAGTAGTACAGATCCTAACGAAGTATTATTAAAAAAATATGATCTTAATTTAGTACCTGTATCAGATATTCTTAGTGAGAATAGTAGTATGGTTGTAAGTAATGTAAATTTAAAATCTAAAGAACTACATACATTAGAAAATCTTACATCCAGTATAAAAATAGATTCACCTTACGGAAATAATTTACAATTTAACCAGGCATTGTATAAGTTACAGCAGACTACAGAATTTAAAACATTTATGAAAAACTTTAATACACCCCAAGATGATAGATTTCCTGATAATGAGTCATATGTAGAGTTTCAAAATCAACAAAGAAGATATATGAACAATATGATAAATCAACTTTATAGAGCCTACAAAGAACAGGCAGTTAATGTTTTAATAGATAGAAAGCGTGGACTTTTATCAAATGACTTTTATGATAGGGTTGAAGCTGGTAATAATCGTGAACGCTTACGTATTATGAACGAGCAATCAACAAACGCTAGTGTACAAAATGTTAGCGGATTAGAAGATTTACTTAGGACTGTCTAATGGCTACTAACACCACAGCTACAGCTACAAATCATACAGGAAACGGTAGTACTACTAACTTTGCAATATCTTTTTCTTTTTTAGCCAATGCAGAAATAGATGTAACAGTAGCAGGTGTATTAAAAACATTAGATACTCACTATACAATTAGCGGATCTACAATCACCTTTACTTCTGGTAACACCCCTGCTAATGGTGCTGCTGTTAAGTTTCAACGAGATACAAATATAAGTACAAAGAAAGTAGATTTTACAGATGGTAGTGTTTTAACAGAAACAGATCT